TGATAATCTAAGTCATACTTTTTCTTTATGCAACGTAGGTCCTCAAGAAACCTAATTGCATTTTCTAAATCTTCTTGATTCATAATAATAAAAATTAATCGGTTATAATTCTGCCTTAACTATTTCCTTCCTTACCACATCCTTATACATCTCTGGGCATTCCGGGTCAGTTACCTCAAACAAGAAGGTTCGCAATCTGTCAATCTCCTCGCTCTGTTCTCTAGTCTTATCTTCCAAGGCTTGTATCCTTTGTGTGAAGTAAGACGATAAATCATAAAAGTGTTTCATTGTTATTAATTTTGAGCTAATTTACAAAAAAAATATTATAAACATATATTTTAACAAATTTTAACATATATGTAAAAAAAAAGAGAGGCTACTACTGTTCACCTCCCTTCTTCATCCAAGAATTAATATCCGATTAATTGCACTATAAAATTAATACAATTTACGTTATAAACCAAATCATATTAGGTTTTTGATCGTCATTATCAACGTGAATGTATTTTCTACCTAAACCAAGCCTTCTAAATCCAACCATAGACAATGCCTCGACTATTTTAAGCCGTTTTCCTGCGTTTACACACTCAATATGGGCTGCCCTACCTATCAAGTGAGAAGATGTCGTAGAAGCCTTGTAATGTATCTTATTATAGGTGCTACTAACATAACCACTAAGTATCTTGAATCTGATACCTGCTATATCCCTAGCTTCATCTAGCATTTCGATAAATTCTCTATCCATATATTTATAACCAGAACCTGGTTGATCAGGAGAATCAAATTCCTCGAAACGAAAATATTTATATTCCATTTCGTAAAATTAATAAAAAAATTATATATTTGCAGAACGGTAGCAGTAAATCTACCTTAAAAATTACCAAACTTCTGTAGGAATACAGTTGGATCAGCTAACTTTAGATTGTTTGTTTTTCTTGGGGGGCTTTTTCTTTTCTTTCTTTTTTCTTCTTTGTAGTTGTTCTGCTTTCTTTCTTTTCTTTTGTGTATATACTAAGTTTATATATACTATGTTTATTTATGAAGTTTGTTACCAAATACTTTTTCTACACCCCTTGAACCAAAATACCCACCAATAACAACCGAAAGTAATCCAGTTATTGAAGTTAATTCTAACCCATAAAACCAACCTATAACATAGGAAATAGAAAAGAATGCTAAAGTTAATGGTCTAACATTACTTGCTAACCAACTACCTGAACGAGCATCTGCTACCCACCTACGAGTTACTCCATCTATCTCAGCTCTCTCTAATTCAAGTTTCTTTAAGGCTACGGACTTATCCGCTTCTGACATCTCAGAACCCCCTATAATGGCTTGTATTACGTTTCCTGCTAAAGTATCTCCTGCTACAGCCTGTACAACGTCTGGTATCTTATCTAAAAGAAATTTACCTACTTGGGTATCTTTAAACTTCTTTCTATCACTCATTTCTTCTTAGCAGGTTTGTTTCTACCGTTCTTTTGCGCTCTTGTACAATGACTGTATTTACCTCTACGATTTAATGCTTTACCCATAGCGTATTACCTACAGTATTAGTAAGTCCAAACGGAGTTAGGTTTGTTAGGGTCGGTGTCACAATGGATGAAAGTCTTTGCAACTCCAATGCGTTTGAATCCTGCTTTAAGCAAAGCATTAAGGATAATGTATCTTTCACTTCCACTTGATACTGCAATGTCGGATGCAACTCCAATAAGATGTGAGGAATTAGCCACTCCACCGACTGCTTCGTTGTGTTCTTTTGTACGATACCCTGATGTGATTTTAAAGGGTACACCTGCAATCTCTCTTGCCTCTTCAAGTTTTGTAAGGAAGTTTGTGTCCATATTCTTACCTGAATTAGGCAAAGAAGGACAATCAAACTCATCAAGAGTAAAGTACTTCATTTTTTTAGTTTACTAATTTCTTCTTTTAGTTCTTTGAACTTTGCCTCTAAAGCATCAGGAATACCATCCTTGTCTTTATCTGTGAAAAGTCCGTAAACTGTTAATCCCATCATAATAACAACGGCAAATAACAAGATTGATAAAATAATAACTATCGTTTCCATAAGTAATATATTTCCTATTAATATACAAAAGCTGTCTTAAAGGGCAACTTATTTCCTTTATTTCTTTTTTAAGTATTCTAAATCTTTCATAAAGTCCCTCATCTCTAAAGTAATTTCCCTTACTTCTGCTTCGAGTTGTCTTTGTGCTTTCCAAGTGTACTCTTTCTCGTTGTATTTAAGTTTAGTAACTTCCGCAGTATTAGCATCTATCTTGGCACTCAAAGTATAGTAAGAACCAATAATGGAAGCAAACATTACAGCTACCGAAATAATTTGAGTTGGCGATACAGAAAAATCAGCCTTGCCATCTCCGTTAATATCTATCTTACTACTCATTTTAGTTTTTTGCTTATTGAAATTGCTGTATATCCTATTGCTAAGAGAAGAGAAATCGTCTGAAGATAGGGATTAATCTCTGTTATTGATAATGCTAATGCTATTGCGTTGAATCCGTATATCTTCAAATCTTCCATTGTTTTATGCTATTGCTAAATAGATGTAAGTTCCGTTTAATGCGTTTACATACCCGTGAGTCCAATTTAGTGTAAAGCCATTTGAATCAAAACTTGTGGCAGTATATGTTTCTTCTGAATTAGATAAATCAGCCCACAAAACCTTACTCCCCCCACGTAAAGAGTCAATCATATACCAGTCGGTTGCAGAATCTGTTCTTTTTATAATTATAAAACGTGGTTGAAATGCACCTGTACCTGTTCCGTCTCCATTACTGTCTGTATAAACTTTTTTACCTGCTACACCACTTCCTTGATAACTCCCCACCTTCTGATACCCATCTACTGAATGGAAGCAGTAGGCTATAAATCTATCAGGACTTTGGTTTGTTAATCCAAATTGACCAACCGTAAAAACAGTACTTGTTGGTTCTGTATCATTCCAAATCCAATCAACATTATTTCGTCTTTCTTGAGTACTGTTCAATAACATATGCCAATCCGCTCCCCCCATTGCTGAAGATTGTACTGCCCAACCGTTTCCAGTCTCATCTCTGTTTTTTACAATAATTAATTCAGGAGTTTGTAAAAGACCGTGTCCTATTGTTTGATTAGCAGTAGCAGAACCCGTATAACTAACAATACTAAACCCTGCATCTCTATTAGCTGATACTTCCCATCCTGTTGTTATTGTTCCTGCAGTAATACCTGCACCACTTGCAGTAGAATCTGTAGTTACAGTCCCTCCTTCTAATACATTAAAGGTATTTGCTGCACCTGCTGCTTTCCAACACCAAGCAACGTAAGAACCATTAGAATAAACACCCCCACTTGCTCCATTAACATTTGCGCCACCATTAGCGTCATCGACTACTGTAAAACCATTAGAATTAAAAGAAGTTACCCCTGAATTAGCATTTCCAAATTCACCATATGTAAAATTACTTGCTAAAAAATGCGGAGCAGTTAAGCCCCTAACTGAATCAAATAACACAGGGTTTCCACTTGAAGAAGAACCGCTATCTCTTCCCTTTATCCAAACCAAATCAGGTTGGAAATCAAGCGAAGAAATTGATTGTGTGCCTCCGTTTCCCGTATATGTAACAGGTGCGAAATTATCTGTATTTATTACAGGTGCTGCAGCAGAAGAGGCTACAATACCTCCTGTTGTAAAGAATTTCTTATTAAAACCCATTAGATAAAGTTTGGTAAAGAATAAGAAACTACCGCTGCTTTAGTTGTAAGTGCGTTAATCTCCCCTTCTTTAGTTCCACATTCAGTTCTTAATGCTGCTCTATCGTCTAATATAGATTGAGGTGTCACAGTTCCACCTTCTGCTTCTCTTACAATATACCAATCTGTTTCAGATAGTTTTCTATTATAGATAGCCTTTAGGTTCGCAATCTTTGTCTCTTTAAGTTCAGCTACTGTTTGTGTCCAAGTTCTATTTATTACGGGATAAGTAAAAGTACTACTATCGGCATCCCATTCTAAGTCTCCTAAGTATTGAGTTACTGAATCATAACTAGGTGTAACTACATCGTAGAATCCTGCTGCCTCCCATTCGGTAGAAGATAATAAATCAAATCCTCCAATAGTATTACCCCACGCTTTTGGGATTGTATTATATTTTTTTATTGCTCCGTCTATTTGTATTGCTTTCATATCTATTAAGGTTGTGCAACTGCGTAAGTGCCTATTGCAAAAAAGAAATTTGGTGTTGAATCGTCATCTGTACACATTACTTGAATAATGTTTGTTGTAGTTGTGTCATAACTTTGAGTGCCTACTTTATTAAAAACAGGTGTTCCTGTTGTAGTCCCTAATGTTACTGCATACGCTCCGCTTATAATTAAATCAATTACTTGACCTTTTTTATAGTTAGAAAAGTTTAAAGTGTGTGCACCTCCCATAGTAATAGGAAAAGATGCTGCTGTCGACCAATCTATTGTAGTTGCTCCTGAAGTTGTAACTGATGCAGCAGTTGTTGTATATCTTGCTTCTAATTTGTCGTGAGTAACTGCGTCGTTTGCTAATTTAGCTGTAGTAATACCTAAATCTTTTATTCTAACAGCTCCAGTTCCATCAGTTGCAGATAATTCAATAGTAGAATCATCAACAGTAACCTCAACTTCATCAGCATTAGCAGTAATACCATCTCCACCCACTACATTTAAAGTAGCATCACCATCTGTTGCACCGCCTGTAAGTCCATCTCCTGCTACAACACTAGTAATATCTCCTACGTTACTTGTATATCCTGCAGGGTTACTAGCATCGTACTTTAAATTTAATGCTGTTTGTGTTGCAGTAGATATTGGTTTGTTTGCATCACTTGTATTATCAACATTTCCAAGTCCAACATCTCCTTTAACTAAAGTTACTACTCCTGTTTTACCCGCAACGGAATCAACAGTATTAACTTCTGCACCCGCTTCAATACCCGCTAATTTTGAAATATCGGCTGAAGATGTGAATTTGTTTGTTGTTGATGTGTCATCAATATCGTCAGCATCTAAAACAACCGCTCCCGTTTGTGTGTTTACACTTGTCACAATATTGGTGTTGTCCAATAAGTCTGACAAATCAAGCGTAAATGTTGAAGCATCGTCTCTTGTAAACGTTACAATTCCACCACTTAATGTTCCACTTGAAATTGCTCTAGCATCCTCATCTAGGTAAGGTGCTAAATCTACTGTGCTAGTTGAATCATCTGGTCTTGTTAAGGTTAGTATGTTACCAACAAGGCTTATGGATGGCTCTATATATAACTCAGTAAAGTTATTATTAATCTTAACAAAGGCATCCCTTAAAGGATCTCCTGTATTGTCGTTAGCGGTTGTACCTACACCAACTAATTTGCTTGGGTCTATTGCCATTTTATTTTATTTATAATTGTGTTTTATCTGCTTTAAATACTGCGTTATCTGCTGTTAAATTTCCTCCAAAATAGCTAATCAAGTCCGCTGTAAACGGTGTTACTGGAACAAGACTCCAACAAGTCGGAGCAGATAAATCGTTTATTGCGAATGTTGACCATTGTTCATCGACACCAAAAGCATCATTGGTCTCCATATCACAATATACTTTACCCCAATTTATTTGATTCGCCATCTCTCTTTTTTAAATAACTATTTAATTTAATTTCGTTTTCTTTTTTTGGTCTATAAACCTTCCTCTTTTTTTTCTTCATTATAAAACCCATCCAGTAAAGTTTACATCTCTTTCTGGGTACATACCATCATTTTGATTACTTATATACTCAGGGTATAAAGCACTGTTATAATTCATATGATCCATAAATCTCTGTGTATAAAACTCAGCAGTCTCAGTTGCGTGAGAGGCTAAAGTTCTAATCTCAGATTCATCTACAGATGTAGCATTCTCTGAATTATGCTTATATATTCCACCATTAGATATTTGATATGCTGCATAAGGAATATAAGTCGCTTGAGTATACCAAATAAGCATTGGCTTAATATATTCATTCACTAAGGTTTGATAGTTTCCAGATAGCGTATCTCCTATGATATCCGCTTGTAATTTCTCATAAAGATTAGTCCCTAGGAACTGCTGAATTTCAGTGTCTTGAGCCACCTCAACAAATTGAATCAATTTATCAGCATCTAGATTACCGTCAAATATTGACTTTCTCTTTAGTTCTTTTAATGTTATAAATAATGCCTTCATATTATTCTTCCTCGTTAGGTTCTACTTCTTCAGATTCAACCTCTATGTTTAACAATTCATCTTCATCTAATTCAACCTTTTGACTAGACAATTTCTCACCAGTTTCTTCCTCTCTCTTAATCTTAGTTGCAATATTATCAAGTTCAGTAAACTCAATTGGTTGAAGAGTTGTAAAGTATAAGTCTAGCATAATGCCATTGTAAGAAAGCAATTCCTTGAAAGCATCAATAAGTAAAGTTTGAAATGGTCTAATAACTATATTATCCATAAGAATAGATGCAGTTCTAAGCTCCTCTGCATTATTGCCAAATCCAGTATTGTCTTTAATACCTAAAAGAATAGGTGATACAACACCGTGACCTATCATAATCTTTTCTCTGCTCTCCTTAGCCAAAAACTCATATTGAGCGTGAGCATCCGGAAGGTGTATAGGTTCAACCGTAGACTGATCCTCTGAACTCTCGTTGAATGCTAATATAAATCTACCTGCATTAGAAGACCCACTGAATTTATCATATATTTTTCTTTCTATTCTTTCTTGAACTTCGTCAGAAGGTATACCATTATTAAAGTTTAACAATAAAGAAGGTTGTAGACCATTCTTAATATTGTTTAAATGATAATTAGACACCTCTTCCTCTAAAGAACAATACTGAAGACATCCTTGATAATCTACAGGGGAGTAATAATAGAATCCTGCTCTATATGGTTTAACGCAGTATATTTCAATCTTCTCTGTTCTACTACCATTCTTGTATGAAGGTATTCTTTTTGGCTTGTCAGAGGGCTTTATATTAGACCAATCGGGATGATAGTAATATCCTTTTACCTTCCCATCCTTAGCCTTCTCAGCTCTTAGAGTTTCCATAGGGAAATGATAAAGACCTGCTATTTCTTTCTTACCATTTTTATATACAACCTGAATAGCTGCCTGACCTAACATCTTGAGGTCGTTAACCATTCTCTTGACATCGCTCGACCTAAGTATACTCTGCATCTTGCCAAACATCTCAGGCTTCTCTTTTGAGTCTGTTGCATTTAGTCCCCTACCATAAACCATATCAACAATACCATTGATACATCTTGAGTTTGTGGGGCTGCCTAAATACCTTTCGATAAGTTCAGTGAAATAGTCATTATCATCACCGTACTCAACCCAATCATTTCTAGTGTTTTCTTTTATGCTTGGGATTTCATAACCAGATAGATTTAAAACCCTCATACTGTTTTTAACCTCTTTTGGGGCTTCAATCTTCCTGGCTGATTTAATAGTTTTTCGACTCATATTATTATGTATTGTTGCCCTTCTGTTTCAGAATCGTACTGATTATATTGGTCAGTGTTTATTGTGTGTGATATTGTAGTATCTGTCTTAGAAGTGCAATAAACCTTATCTCTGTAAAGTAAAGTATCACCTTGCTTAATCTCTATAGAATAACTACTTTCCTCTGAAAGTATACTAAAAGTGCATTCTATGTCTAAAAAGTTGCCATTTATAGTAGATGTTAAAGATTCTAAAGTCTCCGTCTTTCTAGTCCCATCTTCTATAATCACTAACTTTAAATCACTAGCCTCAGTATATTCCCTAGGGACAATACTTATGGTCTGAGCGTTTGTGTTTGGTAATAACCTTATCATATAAGTATAACTAAAAAAGGTTATTTATGTTCAAAAAAAATAGGGTGACCAAACAGCCACCCTATAATTATCAAATGAAAAATACTATTAAGAGTTTGTTCCCTCAGTAATAGTAACTGTAGCGGAACTCATTCCTGCGAATGGATCAGCAGCAGTAGGTGAAGCAACAAAGTTAGCAGGTTTTACTTCCATAGCAGATAAAGTAAGTGTATAACCACTTAAATCCCCCATAGCAGCACCAGTAACAATTGTTCCTCCAGACACATCAGCTCCGTGTTCAAGACCCATAACGAATACATTTCCATTATAGTCTTCAACAGCAACGTGAGGTCTTCCGTATGCTAATAACTTAATCTCTTTATGGTCTTCCTTAGAAAGTTTCTTGAGAGTCAAGTTTAGCGTTTGCTCAAAGAATGTTGTACCATTCTCTCTTGAAGAAGAAATAGATTGCTCGAAGCTACTATTACCCTTCAATTCATATTTGTAAGCAGTAAAAGTACCAGATAAATCCGTAATCTCATCATTAGTTTCTGTTACTGTACCTAAATCACCATAGTCGATGAAATAGATTGCGTTCAGACCACCAACTACGTCTTTGCAGGGTTCTTTTCTGCCTTTAGTTAAATCACAAGCCATATTATAAGGTATTAAAAAAGGGTAGGTAGGCTTTTCGGCTTACCCACCCTTATTAGTTAATTAATTATTATTCTTAGTTAGCAGAGTTAGTGATACCGTAAGTTACGATGTCATCAACAATACCATACTGTACACCTGCAGTAAATCTCATTACGACTCTTACGTTTTGAGAACCGTCAAGATCAGCCATATCGATAACTTTAACTTCGTTGTGGTCAGACAATAGACCTGTACCAAAGAATAAGTTAGATTTTTCAGCAGCGATAGCAGTATCAGAAGCAAGTCCATTAGCAACAAAGATTTTTACTCCGTCAAAAGATAATGAACCGTTATTCCACCACTGAGTACCCATTGCATTTGTACCTGCAGCACCTAGTCCGCTAGAACCAAATCCACCTAAAGCTCTTACATAAGCTCTAGCAATATTTTGAGACACATAGATGTTTAAATCTTCAGCACCGTAAAGAGCAGAAGGAACAGCATCTACGATTTTACCCAACTCAGTGATTACGTTAGCAGCAGTAACTGTAGTACCTGCAATTTCGTTTGCAACAGGTAAAGCAGCATCCGCTCCTAATAGTGTAGATAATCCATTAAACTGACCGTTTGTAGAAGTATTACCTGCCCAGATAGATTGCTCAGTTCTTTGCGCAACTTTAGCTGCAACGTGTGCAATTAAGAAGTCAGAGAATTTAGAGGGCATATTGCTGTGAGCAGAATATCCCATAGAAAGTGCTTCCCAGTCAGAGATAAAGTCTTTCTTACAAAGTTGTAGATTGACTTGTTGCTCCTCTGGTTGAAGGATTCTTTCAGTAAGTGTAACAGTTGAAGTAGGATCAAAATCACAAGTTGCGTCCTTAACGATATCGTCAGTAGCTACTTTTTTGATAACCTCTTTTAACTTTACATTCGGTTTTACAGTAATACCACCGTTAGCGATAGTAGAACCTTCGAGTAGAGCAGCAGCGATATATTCACCTGCAAACTCTCCTGCATAAGTAGTAGTAATTGATGTAGTTGTTGCCATTTTTGGTAATTTAGATATTTATTATTTATTTAATCTTGCTAAGACTCTGTCAAGAGTAGTTGCAGGTGCGTTTTGAGAGTATAAATGTAAATTCTTGCTCTCTGTTGAGTTTTCTGGGCTGTGAGTTAAAGGCTCTTCGTCAGCAGATAATTCTTGAGGAACTTCTTGCTTAGACTCTTCATTAGCCTCTAATTGACCCATTAGCTTTTCTACCATAGCCTTAACCTCAGCTAATTCTTCTTTGGTAGCATAAGACATTTCAGATTTTGGCTCCATAGCCTCAACCTCTTCAGAAGCCTCCAATTCGGGAGCCTCCTCTAACTGTACTTCTTCTTCTTCATTAACTTTTTCAGTTGCAGACTCAAGTTGTACTTCTTCTTGTACATCTTCCTGCACTTCTTGTTGTACAGCTTCTTGAGTTTCAGCTTCTTCAGTTGAAGATAAAAGCACATCCTTTAATTTAGAAACGATTTCTGTTGCTTTCATAAAAATTGATGTTTATAATTATTACTGATTAAAAATATATTGTTGTATTTTCAAGTTCCGTCACCAGTCACATTACCAACCCCTTGAGCCTGTAAAGAACCGTCACAGCATTTTCTTGAATATTTTTTACCATCTTTGCAAAGACAGCCTCTACTACCACCTTTAGGTGAAGAGTAGCTTGGTGTAGCTTTCATTTTGTTTTTCATTATCCTGCGTTTTGTGTACGTTGTATAAAAAAGATAATACCCCAAATTTTAGCATTACCACCATCAGCAGTCACCTTTGGTGTAAGACCATTTGCTAAGGCATTTGCATCTAAATAATATTGGAGCATTATATGTTGGTTCTGCGTTTCATCGTTTCCTTTATAAAACCCTAATGCCATATTGATTCTGTCGTAGTCATCTGCTCCTGTAAGTTTAAAATCTAAATGAGTTTGATTGGCATTTGCTGCACTCTTTTTAAACACAACAGTTACCGCATAAACATCATTCTCATTTAAGCCTACAAACTTTTGATTTGCTACATCGTAGAAATCTATACTTGGATGGCTTCTTGTTACAGTTCCTCCGTTATTAGGCAAGGTAACCTCGATACCATCTGACAAAAGTAGTTTATTGGAATCTCCCTCTCCTAGACCTGTGTAAAAAGTGTCATTGTATCTTGCCCAACCTAAATTTAAACCTCCTGTTTGTGGGTACACAATTACATTTTGCCCGTTATGCCCCATATACAGAGCATCATCTGTACGAAGCATTGCACCATTCTCTATATTTACCGAATCTACCTCGGCCTGGGTAGTATCTTGAACGTGTACTCTATATGAGGTGTTTTTAGTCGTAGCCATATTTATTGTTTAGGTACGCAATTAGGTACTTTTACTCCATTTTTGGTTTTAAAACCAATCATTTCATAGCCTTCTTGACAAGGATTAACATCTTCTAATTCTTCTAACCCTTTCAGTTTAGATTCAGTCCAATTAAGCATACTTTTACCTCCCCATAGCAAGTAACTAATTGTGCCACAAGCATCTGGCTTACTAGGATCATAATATTCAGCAGCTCTACTTAAATAAGAGTAAATTCTCTTCAGTGTAGGTAATGTAAACTTCTCACCTCTAGCTAATTGCTGTCCTCTAACCTTACCAACCTGCGTAGCACATTTATTACCTAATTCTTTGTTTCTTTCAATCCCTAATTTGGCATTATTTGATGCAGATTGTGGATATCCTCCATAAGATTCTAACTCAACCTCCTCAGAAAGCATTTCAAGGGCTTCTAACAGCTCATATTCTGCGTTTAGTTCCTCTAGACACTCTGAACAGAATTTCTCCTCTATAGACTCCTTAGGACGCTCCATTTTATCTGCAAAATACCCCTCAATAGAGAATCCTTTGACTTCACCTGCTTTAACTTGCTCCCAAACATCGTCATTATTTACTTTTACAGACACCATCCAAGTACCTACAGGTAAATTGAAGTCATATTTTCTAGATTTGTCTTGTTTTTCGTCTTCTATAATCCAAGATTCAACAACAGACATCCCTTCTAACTGAATTTGATGCTCTAGAGTGCTATTATTTTGATTACCCTTCATTAAAAACAGTTCTGAGGCCTTTCTAACGGTTTCTTCAGAGAAAAAGATGTAATATTCCTCTTCACCACTGTTTCTATATATCTTTTTATTAGGAATTAGGGCTGCCCCCATCAAAATTCGCTTCTCCTTATCTACTTCAGCAAGTTTAACCTCTTTATGTTCTTTTAGGGCTATAAAATCCTCTTCTATGGCAGGATTTTCGACTATTGAGATAGCTTCGATACCGCTAAACTCATTTTCCTCGTCTATAATAAGTTCAATAATACGTTCCATATATAATTAACTATTTATTCTTGATACGTTCTATATTTTAACCAAAAGTAGCAGGACCACTTATTGTATTTCTGTCAAAATCTCCTGCATTTTTAATATCTTTATATACTACAAATGCTCTCAATGGTTTTTGTTGTTGTGAAGAAACAGATTGAGCCAACTGTGATTGAGGCGAAGCACCCACTATATTAAAATCAGGAGCCTCTACATTTGCTGCTCTAACACCTCCACCTTTCAATCTGCCTCCACCAGTTTCATCAACTTTTAATATTTCTCTTACATTACCCAATCCTGCGGCTATTATTCCTGCCATCACAACTGGTTTTAAGGGAGTGGGTATTAATTCGTCTTTCAAAACTTGTGAAGCTGCTAAATATGTATTTATAGTGGCATTTGCAACAGCAAAAGCCTTTCCAACAGCTGATTGTTCCCCAAACAATCTAGCCATACCTTCTGTCATAATTTCGAAAGCCTCAAGTTCTTTCATCATATATTTAGCTCTCTCCTCAGAGAAATAATTCTGTATATCAGCTTTACGCATTTGATAAAACAAGAAGTTATCTATATCCTTCTCGTAAGCATCTAATTGATCTAAAGCTGCTTGTTCTTCAGCATTTATTCTCTCCAATAAACTTTGTTGCCTAAATTGAGAAACGAATTCATCTCTTAACATTTCCTGATCAAGGTCCATAACTCTAGCCTCCTCAAGTTCAAGTTCTGCTTGTTTAAGATCATATGTTAATTTTATTTTTTCCTCTAAATCAGAGATATCCCTAGCCCCTTCAACTCTTTTAATATCATCTAATATCTTTCTTAAGGCAATCTCTTTTCTCTCCGATTCTCTCAATTGTCCTAATAATTCTATCTCCTCTTTATTGGTGTCAATAAGAGCGGTTTTCATTGTCAGAGAATCTCCTTGGGCTAAGAGTTCTTTAGCTCTTTCACCAGATTGAATCCTTCTTAATTTTTCATTAACTAAAATCTGCTCTCTTTCTGTTTCCATAAGAGACTTAAAAACATTAGTTAATTTAATTATAGCCTCTTCTCCTTCATATATTGTTTTTATAGATTCACCAAAAACATCTGTTTCGAATATCGTTAGTCTAAACTCATTATCAGCTAAATCTTGAAAGGCTTCATCAAATTCCTTAAATTCTGAACTTAATAAAGCAACAGTATCTCTTAACGCTTCTCCACCTAAATTATATTTATCTACAGCTCTAGCCAATTGTGAAAATGATCTTATCTGATTGTCTATAGACTTTGTCAAATCATCTGTTTTTGATTTAGCCTTCTCTTGTTCCATAGAGAAACGCTCTAATAAAGCAATGGCAATTTGAAACACCACAATAATACCCAATGGTCCCATAAAAGCCTTGCCTAGAGCAGCTAATCCATTTCTTAATCCACCAGTGGTAGCTATCAATGTAACAAAAAGAGTTGATAACTGAGACAAGTTGTTTGCAATACCTCTAATGCCATAGTTGGCATCAGATATTGTTCTACCCAATTCCACCATAGTAGCACCTGCTAATCCAGTTTTATCAATCATTGGGTTGAGTCCCTTAGTAGTAGTCTCAGCGATTACCTGCTGTTGCGCTCTTAAATCAGCATTTAATTTATTTACAGCGTTATCTGCATTAACAAAACTTTTGGTTAGATTATCTATTTTAATCTTACCCTTGTCATTTATAGTAATATTATATACTATATTTTTTGTACTATCAGCCATTTGCTCTTCTTTTTACAGATTCTTTAAATTCTTGAATATTCTCAGGAGCTTTATATTTTCCTTTTGCAATATCTATTACCGGATCAATTCCGTAAAAATCACTAATTTTTAATATATCTATCAATTGCTTTATCATTCTACTATTTCGTTTGAGAATATGTTTAATAATTCCAATTCAGACTCACCTGTCATAAGGTTAGTAGTTATAGAATTAATCCTAAAAATCTTATCTTGTATCTTAATCTGGTCATTAAGTCTATAATGCACTAAAATCCTAGTTGGTAAGAATGCTTTTACCTTGAACATTCTTTTGGCTGCATTAAATACACCTTCTACATAGCTTTTATAGAATACATAATATAATGATTGTGATTCTAAATTATGTAATGGAGCAGGTAATTCCGAATAATTCAATCCTTGCCATTCATCCACTTCTGCATCAAAATTCAATGTGTACGATGGGGGTGTTGAAGAATTACCATCCTCATTACTGTTTGAGGGCCTCCAGTAAGCGTCTATACCTACAACAGACGAAGATGATATCCAATTTATCTTTTTGAATGGTCCAGTCTCTTCCCATATTGCATAGAATAATAATGGAGCTATAGTAGTAGTATCATAATCCCCTTTTGATGGTTTTGAAGGAGAAACACCCTCAGTGAAATTAAATTCACC